AAATTGCCAATCCTAAAAAATGACTCGTATTATTCGAGGCAGTTGCACTTTAGTGCTAAAAAAGGTGGTCGCTTTTACTATTTAGGCGGTAGGGGTTTAGCTATAGCCGTTATAAATAGGGGGTATTAAAAACTTTTTAAAGCCTAGCCCGTAAGGGCTAGATAAAACCCCGTAGGGCGGGATAGTTAACTTGTTAACTAATGCGTACTAGTGTACTAGTACACGAGTATTTTAGCTTAATAAAAAACCCCTAGCCGTTAGGCTAGGGGCTAGGTAGCTAGGCGTTTAAGCCTTAACTAGGTAGGGGTTAGCCCCTTGATAGGCTTTACCCTCACCCATTAACCTTTGACGGTAGAACGCCCATATACGGTCTTTAGATTGAGTACTACTAAAAGGGGTATTATCTAACTCTTTTAGTATATCCGCCTTTGTAGCCGTACCGCCTAGATTATCTAGGGCTAGTAAAAGACAATGGGCTTGAGGGGGCAAGGGGCTATCATTTAATACGTCTAGTATGTTAGGTACTAGGCTAACTTTTATATTAGCACTAGAACGGCTACTAGGGGCAGGTATACCCATTCTATTAACTGTATTTGGGTTAGTAGTAGGGGTATCGGCTTTACCATTAGAGGTAGGGTTAGTTATTTTAGTCATAATAGACTCACTTTCTTTCTTTCTAGTTATAGGGGCTAGACCACCTAGCCCCCTTACTAATTATATTAAGCATTTTTTTACTATAGTAAAGTAAAAAAACGAAAATAATTAAAAAAAGTTAAATTATTTAATTAACTTGTTAACTATCTATTTTCGCTATTTCCTGTCGTAGAGTCAGTCAGTCAGACAATCCACCGAGCAAAAATACAGGCGAGTGCGAATACACTCACCTATAGGGAACATTATTATGATGATGAAGAGGTAGATACAAAATAGATAAAGTGAGAGCAAACAAAAGCTACTAGTACACCAACAAGACCGATACCTAGGAACAGTATATGCGACACAGGATCAACCCAACCGTAATCAATAATTGGAATAAGAGCAAAGTACACACCACACCAAGCGAGGAAGAGACCACTAACAATAAGCGTTATTAATATAGACAATATTTTCATTTTATTTACCTTTACTAAGTTAATTTATAACTAACTATAGCCTAGGAAATTTAAAAAGAATACTGAGCCAAAACTGTTTGTTATGTATACAATACTTGACGAGTCAGTCAGTCAATCACACAGTACATACAGTTCAGTCATTCATAAATAAAAGTAAAGTTCAAAAGTATATGTGAGTGGCTATGATGATGAAAGGTATGATGACGAGTCAGTCAAGCAATACGATGATGAAAAAGAAACCAGCCGAAGCTGGTTTCAAAGAGAGGTTAGTCAAGCTTGATATATTCAGCCTCGACGAGCATCTTACGATAGAAATCATAGATACGCTTTGGAGTTTGGACAGTCGCAAGACCATTAGCGATAAGATTATCAACTACATCTTTTTGAGTAGCAGAGCCACCAAGAACTTCGAGCGTATTCAGGATAATCATAGCCTGACCAGCAATCTTACGGTTTTCAATAACCTTGGTTAACAATGTTACTTTGCGAGTATCGAAGCCTGACTTGGCTGGACGAGGTATACCAGAGTTTCCAACTGGTGATACAACCTCTAACTTTGGAGCTTCTACTTTTTCAACTTTTTTAGAAGTGTTGACCTTCTTTTGAGCTTTTGCCATTTTACTGGACCTTTCTACTTTCTGTATAAACGCTTAATTACGATTATCATTATATAGTATAGTACAATATTACGAAAGTAAAGTACAAAATAAATGTTTTTTATGTATACAAAATCGCTGCTTCTTAGAGTCAATCAATCAGACAGTCAGTCGGTCAGTCAAGCAAAACTGTTCCAATATCGCTTTCCAATCATACGGTTGGCTATAGTGATGAACAGATAATGATGAATCCAGGCTCTTGTTTCTGAGGTTGACTGATTGATTGCCTGACACCATCCAAAGTTTGCGTGATGATGGGTCGCTTGCAAATATCCAACTTACTCCCCCTGATGAAGCACGTCTCATGTGCCATGCACATTGCTGTGGGGATAGCTTGACTGATTGAATGACTCCTATCTTGAGTTCAATCCAAAACTCTGACCCTTGCCAACAGCCATTGACGTCAGGAACACCAGTCGATAATGCTCCAGTCTCAACTCTTTGCCAATGAACCCTCGGTAAGTTTTTCTTCATTGCTTGATATAATGTCTTCTCTGTCTGGTACATGGTTCACTACTTTCATGTTGCTACCGTCAACTAATTGTTGTATCCTGGATATCAGGTCTTCGGAACTCATTGTTTCAACCTTTGAGACCATGACCTCTTTGCGATCAATATAAAGCCCTGCTACCTTGCCACGATTAACCTCGGCTGAGATGGCTGCAGCAATTTGCCCTGTATCCTTGGCTTCGTCACGCAAATGGGATAATTCTGTTAGATGCGAGTCAACCGAAACATCTGCTCGTTCTCTCTGCTTATCCAAAAGTTCAATAATGAAGTTTGCTACAAGTGGGTTTGTCCTCAACATTGCAGAACCTTGAACTTTTGAGCCAATCATGCTTTTCGTAAAGCCTGACTTTCGTGCTGCTGCTGCAGCAGACATTCCTTCAACATACAATCTACAGAACTTTTTGTGCTTTGGAAGTAGTGGACGATGTCTCTTACCATCGGGAGCAATCCAGTAATTGCCACACTCACTAGGCAAAAGTGGAGTATACTCAAGATCTTTCATACAATTCTCCTTTTCTTACTTTCACATGAAGCATAACACCAAATCTAACCCTACGCAATAACAATATACAGTGAGTTTTATTTACAAAAATGAAAAATGATTCTCCCGACCCTTTATCTATCATTACATATATGATATTGTAAAAACAAATATCATAACCATGATTCAAGGTCTACAGAGCATTACAGAAGATATTATGAGATTATGACATTATGACGGTACTTTACTTCATTCAGACAAGCAAAGTGTTTAAAAAGAACATTGGGGCATTTCGCCCCAATATATAGATAGTTAGTCGAAACAGGAAAAGCTAGAAAAGAAGGATTGACGAATCTCTTCATCTTCTACAAGAACCCAAGGATTATCAGTAAACCATAAGAGATCACCAGTTCTAAGATTAAGGGCGAATGGTTCATAGGCTTCAGGGAAGGAATGGAATTCATCGCTATATGAACCAGAACCCATTTCGATAGTGGACGAACCCATCATATCAAGACGAGGGAATGTCCTGATAAAGATATTAGTCATTCCCTCACGGTGTGCATAAAGTGCATACATTATATATTCTCCTCACTCATTAGTTGTTTTACAAGTTCTTCATCAACCTCGTCATCGCAATCTTCTGGGTGACGAATACGAGAATGAGGGGCTTCTTTTCGCAAAGGATTACCAAACTCATCATATTTACCCCAAAATGGATTAACGTGCCAAACATCGTTACCTGTACTGATGTAAGGTCTATCAGGATTTTGGGAGCCGATTTCTCTAGCCTCGGCTCGATCCCAATCTTGACGTGATGCGTAAATAAAATCACGCTCTTCTTGTTCTTGAATATTCATTACTTGACCTCCTTAGTTTGCATTGGTAATGTTGCCCTCATCATCTAGTGATATAGGGTGGGTTTCAATAGCATGATATAATCTGCATTCTTTGAAATTTGGAGTCCTCTTACTGAGGTAATCTACTACACTTTCTACATCATCACTTGATGCGTTATTCACTAGAAGTGCTTTCGCTAACTCTGTATAATTTATCATTACTTGACCTCCTTCACACAAAATGTATATTTCGTAGCGTCGTATTTTGCAAGAGCCTCTGACCATCTATCGCAGGCAATCGCAGCTTTCTTAAAGTTATCGAAGATTGTAGAAAACTCTACTTCTCTAGCTTCTGGCTTTGCTGGAATAAAAACGCAAACCTTGAAGTATTCGCTAGTTATTGTTGCTGGGTCTATGAACTCAACACTTTTTACTGTTAATTTTGTCATTTCTTTCTACCTTTCTAAAATTTAACGTAAGTATAGTATATAAAGGGAAAAAGGCGATTTATACTACAAAATACTGTTTTTAATGCCTTGGTTGACTGACTCTATTGTCCTTGTACCAAGGAACGAGTCTGTCAAACAATACAGCCATGCAAAGAAAAACCCCACGGCAAAAAGCCATGGGGTGAAAGTAAGAAAGATATGATGATGAAGGACTCTTAGGTCGCCACCAGAATGAAGATGTCCAGTAGAAACTGGACATACTCCATAAACGAATGATCGTTAAGCATTTGCATACTCGATAGCTTTGTCTAATGCTTTGGCTTTCCTGTTAGCCCCTGCACCGAACCATGATGAATGAAGTGCGTTCCCGACAGCAGTTGCTCTTCGCTGGTGGTCTTCGAGATACGTCACTCCATTCAATGCACCCCACCATGTACCTTTGGCAGATTTCATTGTTGCTCCTGGACTTAGGTCGATGTTTTGAAGAACTTGAGTAGCAGTAGCATTGAACTTCTCCTGCATAACGAACTCTTCGTCGGTAATCGCTTTGGCTTTGTCCACGAGTATTTGTGGTTGATAAAGTTCTGCGATGTAGTTGAGTACGGACTCTTGCTTGAACTGACGTGAAGCGAGGAAGTCGGCTTTTTCTTTGAAGTCGGATATTGCTTGACTACTAAGACCAAGTGCTTCTTCTGCTGCTGCACGAACATCAGCATCGAACTCTTTGACGTGTGGCATACGAAGTGCAGTGCCTTCGCCTTGTAATGCCATAGTAAGAGTATTGTTGCAGACAACTCGGATCGGTGTAAACTTGATCGTCATTGCTTTACCTGCAGCATGAGGTTGGTTGATGAGAAGATAACCTTTGACCTCGTCGCCACCTGCTAACTCGAAGTCGTCGGCAAGTTTGGCTAAACCCCAGATTTCTTTACCGTCTCGTAAAGATCCAGCAGTCTCCATTTTCATGTGACCTGCTTGGGTAAACTTCACAAAGAAGTCGAAGATGTCTTTGTTTTGGATAGGAACGTAAGCATTACCACATTGGGATAAAACTGAGTTATCGCTATCTCTTACGATAAAGTGATGACCTTCGGCTTGTATTAAGCCACACTGTTCAGACCACTCTGGTTCGTTGATAGTATAAGCTGGTCGCTTACTTACTGTCCAATCAAGCTCTGCAGCTTTTTGCATTTGGATTGGAGTTAGATCGTCTGACACTTCTGTGCCTAGACCGTGCCAAGGCTTTGCATTTGCCCAAGCCATTGTTTCTACGTTATGAGACATAATTCTTCCTTTCTGTCTGTAAGTTAATATTTAAGTTAGATATAGTATATAAGGCAATAATTATCATTACTAGTACAAAGTATTGCCTTATATTTTGTTTTTTATGCCCTATCTTTATTGAAATGATAAAGAAGTTTTTGACACTCTAAACATTGTGTTTTGTATGCTGGTGGAATAATATCGGCATAATTATTGCCTAGCATATATTGACCACATAAAGTTGTTTGCTTTAACTGTGGTGTGTTCAGGCAAATATGTTGTTGCCCTAATTTCTTAGTCCACTCATAAGATCCTTTTGGTGCATTGACCGTAAGGTTATGGTAGATTTCGATTTTTCTTAGCTTTCCCATAGACTTCATCCTCCTTTAAGAATTCTATTTTGATTGGGTCTTCGAGTAATTTTTCTAAACGATCTCGTTCTGACCATATGCCCCTGAGTTCGTCATACCAATATTCGATATCACCATCTGGATAAGTAACTTTGAAATGAAATTTTTTCTTTTTCGCTATCATTTATATTTCCCTTCGATATCTAAAAAAGTTCCATGTTTCATCTTTATGGTGAA